TTCAGCTTGTTGGTTACTTAGTGCAGTTCTTTGTTCTGCTAATTCTATATTTCTTTTTTCTATACTTTCCCTCATTTCCTTTTCTTTATCACTAGCAAATTCACCTTGTCCAAAACCTTGATTTTTTTCCAGAGATTTCTCTAATCCCATATAGCCTTCTACATAGGCCTTCTTCATTTGTTCAGAGGTTTCTCCAAACATTCCAAAACCAGAATTGAAATTTGCTGATAGTTTTTCAAAATGTCCTGCAGTGTCTTTAAATTCCTGATCCATTGCCTCACTCATACTAATTGGCTTTCCGGCCATTTGTGCTTTGAAGTATTTGTCTCTGGCTTTTTCTCTCCTCTTGTCTATTTTAGCTTGTTTTCTATTTTCTCTCCATTGTTTAAATGGCATCCAACCCCAGGCTTTTTGTGTAACATTTTTTATTGTTTCAAGAAATGGAATTAAGTCTGGTGATATAGCTGCTATTGATTTTTCCATTGTTCCGCCGAGAACAGCAAAAAGTCCAGCTTGTTCAGCAGATAATTTTCTAATGGAGTCTGATATATCTTCCAGAAGTTTATTATTTTCTTTTCTGTCTGTTTCTTTTATATCAAATTCTATTGAATTTATTCTATCTTCTGCATCTCTAATGACGCCGGGAACATTATGTAATTCTGATTTCAATGCACTGAATCCTGTTTCAAAATCTGCAGATTCTATAGTATTTTCTAGTTCTGAGAATCGAAGTTCAGTCCTAGATATTTGTTCTCTCAAATTTTGTTGGACAACTGCATTTCCTTCATTGGCAGCAATTTCTTTCTTGATAACAGCTTCTTGTTCTTTCCATGCATCTTTAAGATTTTTTGTAGATTCTTTTTGATTTACAGTATTATCTTTTATAGAAGCAGAGACTTTATCAGTTGTACTTTTTAGTTTAGATTGAGAATCGTTAAATTGTTGTATTATACTATTGGCAGCTCTGAGTGATGCTGTAAGATCTGCTACAGTTTTTTCTTCATCAGCCATTATCTTCTCCTATTCATTTTAGCTTGTTCCTGTCTAATTCTTTCATTTTCTTTTTCCACATGCTCTACTAACATCTGGACATATACATCTCTTTCCCATGGCATCATACTTTCTATTTCAGTGAAACTATATTTGTGATGTTGAACCATTGCGAAATTTGTTTTGAACAAATTCATCAGGTTATCATGGCTCAACACTAGTCGAAAAAATTTGCCATGCCTTCTATCATTAGTGTTCCTTGATGGCTACATTCTGGACAATTATATTCATTGATATATTGTAATTTGGGTAGGTCATCAAAAAAATCTCTTATTTGTGCGAATTGTGATTGGGTTAATGAATCAAAAAATTCTTGCCTTTCTTCTGGCGGTGAATCTTTCAGATTATATACATTTTCATCATCGTAAATTTGTTCTGTACATTCTTCTATTATTTTCCATATACCAGATAGTTCATCATCTGATTCTGTAATCATTGATGTCATGTCTATTCTAGGATAGGTCAATGTGATTCCTATTGTATCGGTTAATTGAATATTTTTCTTTCCTTTAGGCTTATTAGAAATTGTAATATCTTCTAGGTCTATTTCTATAGGAATTTGTTCTTCACATCTACCACATGGGTACAGAACATTGGACTTATTACTAACAGATCTTGCTCTAATATTGAGTAGGATAAATTCTAGGTCAAATAGTGGAAGTTTATCTACGTCAATGGTTTCTTGAACACAATTGTTGACTATTTGTTTCATGGCTAATGTCATTTCATCGTTGTCATTTCCTTCCATAGCCATGTATAGAATTTTTTCTTCCTTTACCAAAAAGGGTCGATACCGTATATTACGGTCATCTGATAATAAAGTCATAGTATAGATTGGTACATCAAGTTTTGGTAATGCCATAATTTAGTTTCTCCTATATATTTTCGTTCGCTAACCAGTTATCGTATGTGAATGTAACATCAAAAGTTAATAATTCTGTTCCTGTACTACCCAATTCTAAATCTGAAATAGATAGAGGAAATGCGTTTATAAATTTTTGTTTCCATTTAATTTTATTTTTATTATCTAGTATTGTTATATATATTTGTTTTTGATATTCGTTTTTCCATCCTGTTTCATTTTTTACTGGATTAATAACTTCTTGCATCCATTTGTCGAAAAATCTATATTCTGGTATTCCTGTGGTTTTGAAATCTTCACCTGATCCATAGGTACAATGAAATGATAATGATAAATCTTCAAAAATTTCATGAGTGGGTAGATTGTATTCAGATCCATAGCCATATATTTGAGCATTTGCTTCAAATGCTTTACCCATTATTTTAGCTGTATGACATACTAAATCAAGACCTCTAGGAACTGGTGCTTTGGGCCCGCCTTCTATTTCAACTTTATATCTATTTCCTACTGCTATACCATTGTTTCTATTGATATAACTTACAAATTCTGCTCCAGAAAAACTCATAGTAATTTCTCCCTTGTATCTCTCCATGCTATCGTTTTATGCTTCTTACGAAATTCTTCTATTGGTAGTGCCATGGCCAAATCCCATTCTTCTGGTGGTATTTCGAGAAATCTACTTCTACAACTTCCATAGGAGTATCTTTTCATAATAATATTTGAATCTCCACTAGAGGTAAGAAATCTGTTGAGGTTTCTATTTATATTTCTTTGACTTGTGCCGTTTTGTAGAATTGATTCTATGAAGCTATTTCTCATTTGAGGAAATAGATAGTGAAGATTCATAGCATTAAAATACTGTCTATTACCATATCTATCAGTTGGAATTACTAGAGGTAAAGCATCAAAATATTCTAATTTATCTCTATTTTTATCCTTTGGAAAATATGCAAACATATACATTTTTCCTTTTCGTGGCCAACGATGTAATAAGTCTCTGTTTTCTCTTATTATGGTTCTGCCTCTAGTTTGAAGCAGACGTACCTTTTCTCTTAGCCATTCTCTGCCCTGATTGTTATATTGACTGTATACGTCTTGAAATATTTTTGTTCTCATATATCTAATTCTTTTTCTGTTATTATTTTCCAGCTCCATCCTTGATTTTTACATAGAGCTTTTGCTGCTTTCCATTTTGCTTGATTGACTGCGTATGTTCTCTGTTCACTCAGAAAGTATTTAGACTTTCTATTTTTAGGTGGACTACATTGTTTCAGTGGTTTTACTTCACATAAATAAGTATGTATACCTTTATTATTCTGTACAGTGACTAGAAAATCTGGATAATATCTATGGCGTTTATTGTCTTTAGGGCTGATATATGGTATTACTATTTCTTCACTGCTCCAAGATATTATTTGCGGAGTGGTATCAAGATAGACCATGAATTTACGCTCCCATAGAGAACGATAAATAACATTACTTTTATTTCCCTTATATTTTTTGGGATTTTTAGGAGTATAACGACCTTTATAAGACATATAACTATTTATAAATAATAACATAAGGGGAAAATGAAATGGCAGGAAGTAGACAAGACGCGTTGAGATATAAAGTCCAACAAATGATGGATGCAGGAAAAACCAAGTCTGGATTAGCTAATCCTTGGGGCAGCAATACTTGGACTTCATCTGCAGTTCATTATGCTCCACCATGGGCTGTTACACAAAGATCGGAAAATCATAAAATAATATACATGGCGTATGAGGGCGTAGAAAATGATATAGGTAAATTAAGTAGTGTTTTTGTATTTCCCTTACCAGCTGGTATTAGTGATGGGGTTACAACAGAATGGGATAATGAAAGAAATTTTCTACAGAAGATGGGAGAAGGATTGTTTTCAGGTGGTGTTGGTGGTGTTGTTGATGTGATTGGAAAGAAAGCGAGTAAAACAATATCAGGTATAAAATCTAATGTTACGAGAAATAGTGCCGCATTTGAATTTGAAGATTTTTATTTTAAGAATGTGAATAAAAGAGAATGGTCATTTACTCATAAAATGACTCCAACTAGTTTAGATGAATCTGTACATATGAAGCGGATAGTTGATCAGATTCAGTTTCATGCTAGCCCCGAACTTAACGGGAGTGATTTAATGAAACCAGCTGAGTGGGAAATTCATTTTATGTCTGGTTCAACTGATAATTCATTTCTACCTAAACTAAATAAATGTATTTTGGAAACTGTGACTGTAAATAATACACCAAATGATAGTTTTCAGCCATCTAAAAATAATTTTCCAAATGATGTTGATATAGAATTTTCTTTTAAAGAGATGTTGATAAGAACTAAAAATGATATTACAGATTTTAGGTAGGTGAGATATGGCTAAAGGACTTTTTAAAAATTTTCCAACAACAGTTTATGATAATGATGGAAGTGGAAGTTATAAGCAAGTAACTGATATATTTCGTAGAGTTTCTTTACGTAGTGATTTAAAATCTTATATCCAAACATATGATCTTCAGAATATTGATGGCACTCAGAAGCCGGAAAGATTAGCTAATTTGGCTCATGGTGATCCTAATAGAAATTGGATTGTGATGATGATGAATGATGTTGAGAATCCATATTCAGATTGGTTTATGTCAGAGGAAGAATTTTATAATTACATGAAGAAAAAATATCCTAATAAAGTTTTAATATTGAAAGATGTGTATAATAGTAATAATATCTATCAATCATTTTCACCTGAAGAAGCTTTAAATATTGGGAATGCTATTATTGTTAGATTTAATCCTACTTTAAAAACTATAGTTTATCATGGTGATGATATTGGAGCAAATGTTAATGTGGTAGGGTCTGATGGTTCTCAGGTAACATCTGATGAAGCTTCTAAAGATGAAATTTATGGGCCACACCATATAGATTCTGATGGTAAAGTAATTACTAATTGGGATTATGAGGAAGAATTAAATGAAGCCAGAAGTCAGGTTGCATTATTAGATAATTCCTATTTAGATCGAATAGAGGACGAATTTAAAAAGAAAATTAAATAATGGCTATATACATTACCAATCCATCTTCAGAGATAAGAATACCCGGCGAATACCAACTGACTGATGTCTACTTATCTACACCTTTGCATGATCAAGAATTGTCTATCTCTGCTTTATTGATCGAGATTAATATATATGAAAGTATATTCAAAGGGGTGCTATCAGGTAGCATATCATTAAGGGATACGTCTAATCTGTTAAGTACTTTTCCTATATGTGGATATGAAACAATAGATATGCTATTTTCTTGTGATAATGGAAATGATACAGATTGGTTTCATGTATTTTTTAGGGTTTATTCTGTTAAGAATGTAGTAGAAATTACAGGTAGTGGTAAGACTTATTCGTTGGAATTTATATCAGTAGAATATATAATGAATCAGGAGCTAGTAGTAGACAGATCTTTTAGTTCGATGACAGCATCCGATATAGTTAATACAGTCTGGTCAGATACACTTGGATTATTGGATAAGCCGATTAAGATAGAGGAGACTAGAGGATTGATTGATATGATCAGCCCGTTTTGGCATCCTATTAAATTGATTGATTGGTTATGTAGTCGTTCAGTCTCAAGGGATAGGAAAGGAGCTAATTATGTTTTCTTTGAAACCTTTGATGGGTTTAATTTTGTTTCGCTGGAGACATTGGTAGCTGATATTGATGATGAAAAGATTGATACCTTTATATATGGTGCTAGAGATATTGACGGTGTTGAAGCTGCGAATACTGTTTCGGAAATTCAAATAGATTCTAATTTTGATTTAATACAGAATTTAGCATTGGGAATGTATTCTAGTACGATGGTAGAGCATGATATTATTAAAAGATCTGTCAAGACTTATAAGTTTGATTATGAAAAATCTTTTGATTCGTATGAGCATTTAGAGGATTGGTCTTTTTTGCATGAAGATGTTGACGAATTTAAAGAAACTTATGACAGTAAAAGATTTTTGATTCCACAGCATTATCAACTTTTTGGCGGTTCGGTAGTGGGAAGTAGGGATACATCTATAAGGGAAAGAACATTACAGGCACGTGTATCACAATTACAACAGATAAATACCTACAAGATTACTTTAAAACTGCCAGGTAATATCAGGACAAGAGCTGGTGATGTGATATATTTGTATTATCCATCAAAGGGTGCTGAGGGAGCTGAAGATCCTTTATTATCTGGTCATTATTTAGTTTTGAATGTTAGAAACACAATGTCAATGATGCGACATGATACAGTAATAGAGATTGCAAAGGATTCTTATTTTGGAGAAATACCTAGTCAGGGGGTATAGATATGTTAAGGTTTATGGATTTTATAACAGAAGATTTTGAAATGGATTATTTGACAGAAGATGTAATGGAGCTTACTGAAAAACTGATTATGTTTAATCAGGGTAAAAGATATGGTCAGATCGTATTTATGGCTGGTGGTGCGGGTTCTGGTAAAGGGTTTGCCAGTAAGAAATTTATGGAAATTGATAAGTTCAAGGTACGTGATGTAGATGAATGGAAAAAGGCCTTCATGGCAATGTCTACTGATCCGAGATTTCGTAATTATGGTGCAGTGGTCTATCGAGATAAAAAGGGTAAGGTTACTGCGGTGGATGTTGACTATGAGGGTGGTGCAATTCGTCAGGATAGAGATGATGCGACTGGTATCAGGTTGGGTGATCTTGACTTGAAAAAACCAGAGCATGTATTTATTCTACACCTTGTAGTCAAGGAAATGGGCATCAAGCATAAGTCATTGGATTTGTTATTGGGTGATTTGAAACAGGATTATCTACCTAATATTTTGTTTGATGTAACACTAAAAGATATAGATGATATTACAGATGTGCTCCCTACATTATTGGAAGTTGGATATGAGTCCAGAAATATCCATATTGTATGGGTCTTGACTAACTACCATGTAGCAGTCAGTGCTAATAAGAGTAGAGAACGAGTTGTACCAGATGACATATTACTCAAAACTCATGAAGGTGCAGCCAATACAATGTATGATCTGATTAAAGCTAATGGAGTAAGGGGTTTGGATGGTTCAGTTCATGTGATTCTTAATAATCGAGATCAGACAATCTTTTGGGAGCGTCCAGACGGTACTAAGACAGATACGGTCAAAGGATTCACCTATCTTACATTGAAGAAAGAGGGCCAGAAATTCTATGATCAGAATGAAGTTAATACACAGCTTCTGGATTGGATCAAGGATAATATTCCAAGAACCAAGCAGACAGCTCATATGTGGGGTGGATAATGCAGAATTATATGGGTCTTTCAAATTATGTTTGGTGGCAGGGTGTAGTGGAAGATAGGCAAGATCCATTGGAACTAGGTAGAGCTCGAGTCAGGGTTTTAGGGTTTCATTCGGAGGAACGGTCTAAAGTTCCTACAGAATCTTTGCCATGGGCTTATCCTGCAATGCCATTGAACTCCACTCCGGGCAGTATACCTAATTTTAAAGAGGGATCTTGGGTGATGGGTTTCTTTAGAGATGGTGAAAGTGCACAGGAGCCAGTGATGACTCATATGATTGACGCAGGATATACGACTGACAATAATCCTACAAAGGGATTTAATGATCCAGAGACTAATTCGGGTCGTCCAGAGAAACCGTCAGGTGCTGATACTGATGTGGGAGAGGTAAATACTACCAAGTTAGCACGTGGAATAACCTCTGGCACCTTGCAGGATGATAGTGATATAGATCGGACATACCCTTACAATTCTGTAATCGAGACAGAGAGTGGGCATTTAATCGAGATGAATGATACGCCGGGTGATGAAAGTTTGATTGTTACGCATAGGAATGGGTCTACGATTACATTAAAAGCAGATCAGACGGTAGAGGTAAAGGCGGATACTGTTATTTTGGATTCTAATGTAGAGGTTACAGGTGATATGGATGTGGCTGGAGATACTAAATCGACTAAATATACAGCTACTGGTGCAGTAATGGAAGCACATATAGGTGGTGCGGAGTTAGCAGGTTTAGCTGCAGCTGAAGCTACAACGGGTATACCTGCACCTAGTGTCATATTAAATGCACTATCTACACCATAGAGGAGATAGCTAATAATGAAAAGCCCAGGCATAAGAAAATATACCGATATAAGAAATGATTTTAATGGTCATCCAACCACAGGTGATCTGATCAAACTCACGGATGAAGCTTCTATCAAGCAGAGTATTGCTAATTTAGTTATGCTTCAACCAGAAGAAAAACCATTTCATCCAGAAATAGCTTCTGGTGTTCATCAATATTTGTTTGAACCAATGAATGATGTAACAGGAAAATTGATCGAGAAATCAATAGAAACTGTGATAAACAATTATGAGCCTAGGGTTAATTTAGTTGGAGTTGTTGCTGAGCCAGATGAGGATAAGAATGCTTATCAGATATTGATAGTTTATCAGATTATTAACAGCCCACATCCAGTAGCAGTACAGGAATTAGACTTTTATATGGAGAGGTTAAGATAATGTCAGCAAATAAATTAAGAGTTACTGAATTAGATTTTGATGGAATAAAGAATAATCTAATTACTCATTTTAAGCAGAGTAGTGAATTTGGGTCGGAGGGTAGTTATAACTTTGAAGGCTCTGCTTTATCTATGTTATTGGATGTTCTAGCATACAATACACATTATATGGGTTATTACGTTAATATGCTAGCGAACGAAATGTTTTTGGATAGTGCTTCCAAACGAGAATCTATTGTTTCTATTGCGAAGCATTTGGGATACACTCCAAAGTCTGCTAACTGTGCGAGAATTACATTTGATGCTACTAATAATGGAACAGAAAATTCTACAGTTTATCCTATTGGAGTACTAAACTCAAGTGGTGAAACAGTAGCAGCTACTATTTTTGAAGGTAAGAATGAAGATGAGAAAATTTTTACTTTTTATCCTATTGAAGAGCAGACTATAGTGGGAGAAATTGATAAAACTGAAAGTATTACCTGTATGGAAGGTAAGTTAGTTAATAGGTCTTATATAGTAGATACTAATAATCTTGATCAGAAATATACTTTGGATAAGAATATAGATACCTCTACTTTAAAAGTATCAATTAAATCTGATTCTAGTTCATCTACTAGAACACCTTATACATTATTTGAAGATATATCTTCAATGAAAGATGGTAATATATATTATTTAAATGAAATAGAAGCAGGACAATACGAAATAGTTTTTGGCGATGGTGAAAATACAGGGAATAAATTATCGGATGGAAATGTTATTTTACTGACCTATCTAATATCATCTGAAGCAGAACCAAATGGAATTAATGAAATTTCCATGGCAACGGGTGGAGATTCTTTGACATTAAAAGTTACTTCCCATGCTAGTGGGGGCTCTGGATCACAGTCAGATGAATCTATTAGATTTATGGCACCCAAGTCTTTCCAACATAAGAATAGAGCAGTTACAGTTGATGATTATGCTACTTTGGTATTGGAGAAATATCCTGCAGCAGATTCTGTTATTACGTGGGGTGGTGAAGAAAATGATCCTGTAGCTTTCGGTAAAGTATTTATAGCTATACGTCCTACTAGTGGAGATGTATTAACAAATGCAGATAAATTATTGATAAGAACAGAATTGCTACAGAAGAATAAAGTTATTGGTATTGTACCAGAAGTTGTTGATCCAGATTATACATATTTAAAGGTTGCGGTTAATGTGGTATATGATTCTGTTAAAGCCTTAGTACCTGCAGGTACTATAATGAATAATGTAATATCGTCTATAACATCATATAATAAAACTGAATTGAATAAGTTTGATCAGGATTTCAGATTTTCACCTTTATCTACTGCAGTAGATAATTCAGACGATTCTATTGTCAGTAATCATATGTCATTGTCACTATATAAAAAGGTGAAAGCGTCAACAGGTAGTAATAGTATTGATGATTCTTGGGAGCTAAAATTCAGTACAAAATTAGATTCTATTACTTCTAATTATTTTAATTCGGAAAATTATGAAAATATTAGATTTGTTGAAAGTGATGGAGTTTTAAATTTGGAAGATAATTTAGGTAATGTTGTAAAGTCTAATGTTGGTTTAGTTTCATCAACTGGTACGGTTGATATTAATCCTATTAATATACTATTGACTGATAATATTGATTCTGATGGAAATCATTGGCTTACTTTTATTTCTACTATAGATCAGAAAGATGTAGAGCTTATTAAAGGTCAAGTTATAAGTATTAAGGATTCTGATATTGACGTGACAATAGAGAGGGCATGATATGGAAAATATTATTTCAACTATCGTTGAACAGCAGATCCCTTCATTTTTAAAGACGGATTCAGATCTATCTAAGTTTTTAGTTGACTATTATGAATGGCTAGAAGCTTCTTATGATGTACAGATAAATGATTTGAAGGATTTTAGTATAACTTTACTTCAGAATGAATCCACTAATACGCTTCCCGCAGAGTCAAGAAATATTTACTCTGCTTTATCTTCTATAAAATCAGTAAGAAATTCTGATACTACTCCTGTCAGTTCGCTTCCTAAATTTGTTTATGAATATATGAATGGTCTGCCCTTAGAGACTGCTTCTTCAATTAGATCTAATCTTAAATTGATGAAAAATTTTTATGAGAACAAGGGAAATGAAAATAGTTTAGAATTTTTATTTAAGTTATTATTTAATAAAGCTATTACAATTTCCTATCCGTCAGAGAGAATGATTACATTATCAAATTCTAAATGGATAGAAAAAACTTTCATTAGGCTATTACAAGCATCAGCAGGTGTTACTGGTGGTATAACTATTTCAGAGTTGGATGCACTTGTTGGAACTTATATAAAGGGTTCTGAATCTGGTGCTGTTGGGTATTTGGATTCTTATACAGTCCATTCTTTGACTAATAATTTTGAAGGAGTTTCTGACCGGCATTATTATAAGCTATCTTTATTGGATGTTGATGAAAATAATACTTTCCAGAAAGATGATAAAATTGATGATGTAGAAATAATGAAAGGTTTGACGGGAATTAATTTTAATAATAATAATGTAAATATCTATCCTACTTCCCAAATAGTATTTGTGCATAGAGGGCCTTCCAGTGATGATCCGATTCAATCCTTTGGTGCTGCAGTTAAGATAAAATCCTTTACGAAAAATATATTAACTGTTGCAAATATTGCAACAGATGAAGAATTTAATTCTGGAGATTGGACACTTAATCTTATTAATGATTTTTTTGAAGTCTATGAATATGATACTGCTATTGACATCGAAGGTAAGTTAATTAGAGGGCAGACATCTGATGCTTACGGAACAGTTATTAAGGTTGTTGGATCTAAAGTATGGACAGATGATATTAATGGAACATTTTTAACGGATTATCAGAAAGATACAATCGGTGGATCAGAATTAGTTGATATTATTGATAATAATGGCTCTGTGATAACTTCACTCAGGATAAAGAGGAGATATACTGCATCTAAAATTCCTGCAGAGCTTAGAATAGTTAATAATTATCCTGTGATAGATTATCCCGGCTTAGATTATATTTTTAATCCAATTGAAGCAGATGGAAAAATAACCATTACGGGTCTTGGTTCAATTAAAGATTTAGAAATTGTAGAAATGGGCTATAATTATGAAGACTCGGATTTTGTTGACATATACATAGATAGCACAGACACAGATAAAATTGGAACAGCAGAAGCTGGAGTTATTGGTACAGAGAAGTTTTTTGAATCATCAATAAACACACTTGACGGTGAGGCGAAATTACGAGACAGTAATTACTATCAAGAGTTTAGCTATGAGATAAAAACACAAACACCAATGTCCAAGTGGGCTCCTGTTGTTACTAAACTTACTCACCCTGCAGGAATGAAGGTATTTGGGGCCGACGAGACTGTATCAAGCCCTTTTGATTTAAGCCTCACCGAGCAGCCGGATTCTCCTACATTTTTTATAAATTATGAACCTCACGAAATTATATATACATTATATGAGTATTCAGCTACTACTAATTATTCTTTAGAGGATGAGGGATTTTTAGGTGCAGCATATGGAAATTATTCTCATAGCTATACTAACGATAGCAACTGGGTAGATTATTCATCTGTAACAGATTATGGAGGGCATAATTCTAGGGTATTTTTTAATAATTTTGACACAAATACTAATTTTAACGATACTGATTCTTTAGTTATACGTAATCAATATCATATTACACACGGAATTGATATTGATTCTGGTAAATTGGATGCAGATCAAAATGTTACAACTAATGTTTCTGCTGCAGGTAGAACATTTCCTATTTTCTCTGAATCTGTAATGGAAGCATACGATAGAAATATTAAAGAGGAAGTGGGGAGATCATATTCAATATTTGATTATAATATTTCAACTGATTTTATACAGTCGGAAAAGAATCCAGAAGTATTTGAGAATAGTGGATATAATTTATTTAATATTGAATATATAGTAGAATCTGAAGCAGATGGTTTTGGAGATACCGATGTGGGTAGAGGAGTCCAAACTTTTGCGTCTGAACATGATATAGTTTTTGATGGTAGTGGTGATGGCGGAAATATACATAAACATCCTAAAGGTAAAATACATTATATAACTAATGATAGTAGTTATTATATGGGAGAAAGTTAAAAATGGCTGTTAGAATATTTCATGATGTAAAAGCTCGTGAGTTTAAAGATATTATATCTACTAGGTTTAATGTTGATGATTTAGAGGGTGATGTATTTCTTGCTGCTTTGGGAGAATATTTTGAAATAGATCTATACTCTGAATTATCTATAACAGATTCTATATCTGAAATAGAGATTACAGGCGGACTAGAACACGAATCAATATATATTTCTTCTTTACAAGTAAATGATTCTATTACTGAAATTGAATTAGTATATCATTCTTTAACTAGATCTCAGACAATTTTTGATATTAGTAATACTAGTTCATCTAATTATTCCACAGCGGGATTTAGATTGTCTGATGTTAAAACATATACTCAATCAAATTTTGTTATTCCTAGCACTGCATCTAATCATTCC